CTCCACTCAACCGAGTAAAGGAGTAATACCATGTTGTCGATTCCTGTAAAATCTGCCGTCTTGTTGCATGAATCCCTAAATTTACATCGTAAGATGTTTAATGGGACCACCGCGCCTGACGGCGTTAGGAGACATAATCTTGACTATGAATTCTGGTTAAGTTATGTCGCTCGAAAACACGAAATCGCCGTTAGTCGTGTTAGGGCCTTAAATGACCTTGCCACGTATTACGACTACTTCGTCGGATCACTGGCCAGCTTTCAGAAAGAAGAATATCCTCTTTCGCTGTTGAAAAGTGATCAGAAGGAACTACTCCGTTTGTTAGCCGATTATGATAGATCTGTAAAGATCGATTGGCTACCAATTAATTACTCGTTTCTTTGAGTTTTTGAGGGTTCTTTCTTTATACTGGCTCTTTCGAGCTAGTACCCGCCGTGAGGCGGTAGGCAGTAATGCTACCTCTCACTATTGGTAATGTGAGAGGGGTAAAGTGCCATGACTTCTGGCGTGATTGACGAAGATGATCGATCGGTATTCACTCGCTGTAATGGAGCTGACTCTTTTTGGGGTCAGCGCTCAATTAGGCAGTGGGTAGGCGAGGACCGGGCTTTTGTAGGGGATCTTACTCCCCATCAATATTCCGGTTTCCGCTCTTCCAATTTTCACGGTCGTTTTCGTCGTCGTATTTACGTCGATGGAACTTTATTTCAAGAGTGTCACCAGCCTTATACAATCGGGGATTATATAACTATTCCCGGTTGGACACAGGATGCCGAGTACGCTCTACTGGCTAAGCTTCAGAAGAAGATTAACCAGCATGAGTGGAACGCCGGCGTTTTTATTGGTGAATTAGGTGAGACCACCGATATGATGGCTCAGTCTTTTCGCACTCTTACTTCAGCCGCGAGACTTGTTCGTAAGGGCAATTTTTATGGAGCTGCTCGGGTACTAAAAGTATCCCCGCACGTCCCTAAAAAACGGTCCCCTACTTCGGACTGGTTGGCTTTACGATACGGCTGGCGTCCACTTTGTAGTGACATTTATAACTTGTCACAAGCTATTAAAAAGTTGGACGAACCGCGCGGTGCGGTGTTCCGGGCTACCCATTTTTTAACCAATGACATTAATTCTGTCTGGTCATTTGTGGGTTCGGTTCAGCATAGACAAAGTCTCATACTCTATGCGACGGAAAAACCGTTCTCCTTGCAAGATTATCTGGGCCTTTCTGACCCAGCGACGATTGCGTGGGAGCTCTTACCTTGGTCCTTCGTTGTAGATTGGTCGATCCCTATTGGGAGTTATATTTCTTTTCGATCAACCTTCGGTCGGACAGAAGGTAAGTATGTAAGATCGCGCTTTCAGTGGTTCTCTGCGAGAATCACTGGGGGCGTGATAGCTGATCCCCCGGGTTATATACAGACTATTGACGATGAGCCTATTGGCTCGTCTTCGTTTTATAGTCTTAACCGGTCGATCACCTCAACCCTTGACGTGAACTTGCCAAATTTCCGAAACCCTCTGGGTAGTAATCCAGGGACTCGCCTAGCTGACGCTGTTTCATTATTTGCGTCGGCGATGCACGTCCTGGGTGGTGGGAAAGGCAGTTCGCTTCACGGTTCCTAAACGACGACGGTATTCCGTCCTATCCCCTTCGAAAAGGGATATTGTAAGGAGTTTCGACATGGCCGATATGGCTGACATCACCGCATACGACGGTGCTTCCACCCCTGTAAACCATACGTTCAAGCCGATCTCGGTTTCCACCGAGAAAGGCGTGACGACCGCACTTTGGCGCGAACAGGATGTTTCTATCCCTTTCGACGCTCAAGGTAAAGTTACGATGAAGTCTTTTCAGCTTCCATCGGGTATATGGCGCAGGAGTGTTCGAGTAGAGATCCCAGTAATGGAATCAGTCACCAGCGCGAATGCTGCTGGTTATACCGCTGCTCCAAAAGTTGCTTACGTCAACACGATCGAAGCTTCTAGCTTCTCTAGTGAACGGGCAACTATTGCCGATACACGGATTGTGCGTATGTTGCTCGTTAATATCATGAACAACATCACGGCTTCCGTGGCTGCGGCAACTGCTGGTCCGGCGCCTCTGCTTATTGATACAGCAGTAGCACCCACCTAGCATCGTTCTTTAACTCTCCTTATAGGAGTTATGCAATGACTTATAAAGTCGCATGGAACGAGGAGTTCGGTTATGACTCTTCGATTGAAATCCTCTCGGATCTCGCATCGTCGCACTGCCACGCGAGTGGCTCGGCTGGTCGCCGCCTACTTGAGCTTATACGCTCTGGCGACTTCGCAGCTGTGTGCGCATTTGAACCTGACTACAGCGGACAGCTTTCTGCTTCTTGTTTGCTCGATATCCGTCAGGCTCTTGGCTATTTTCAAAAGCTTGAGCCTTTAGATATCGGTGCAAACAAGGAAAGCGTAGCGCGTAGGAAGTTCTATGAGTCTGAAGTGGAGTGTTTAAAAACGAACATCCTCTTTCGCAAATGGGCGTGCGGCGAATTTTCATTCGACCGCACTGTTGAACACGTATTGTACGTGGCTCAGCAGAAAATTGCCCAATGCCTCGGTGATGTTCCTAGCTTATCTGAGCTAGACATCCGTTTCGGACCCGGTGCTACTACTTCTGTATTAAGAAGAAATGCCTGTTACCGCGTTAAGCTGTCACAGGTTCCATCTTGTAGTACGGACATGCTACCTCTCATCTCTTCTTTTCTTGAAGAGGTGCCTGGATATTCTCAGGTTCATTCGATCGCGGACAGCTTGTCGCGATCTGGTGATGAGATCTGGACAGTTCCCGTTGAGCTTCATACCGGGAAACTGTCGTTCGTACCGAAAAACGCGAAAACGTACCGGTCAATCATGATCGAGCCAACGTGTAACACTATGTTACAGGCTGGTCTCGGTCGATGGATGGCTGGTAGGTTGCTGCGCGTTGGGCAGGACACGTCTGATCAGTCGCGTAATCAACGACTGGCGCAGTACGGTTCTCTTACCGGAGCTTTAGCAACTCTGGACCTGTCGTCTGCATCCGACTCGGTTAGCACTGAGTTGGTCGCTCACCTTTTGCCTGTTGACTGGTACTCGCTCCTTTCTATGGCGCGTACCGGTGTTGTCAGGGACGGAAGCCGTGAAGTAAAACTTCACAAGTTTTCGTCTATGGGCAACGGCTTCACATTTCCTCTTCAGACTCTTATTTTTTGGGGTTTGATTGAGGCAGTTGCGGAAGTTAAACAGGCGTCCAATTTCTTCAACTCTGTCTATGGAGACGATATAATCGTTCCCACGTGCATAGTTGAGGACGTGCTTCATGTTCTGCACGTTTGTGGCTTCTCGATTAACGCTGAGAAGTCTTATTGGACGGGTGCTTTTCGCGAATCTTGCGGAAAGGACTATTTTCGTGGTATTAACATCCGCCCTCTGTACGTTAAGAACTTATTGACGTACGCGGATCTCTTCAGAATTCATAATTTCTATATCAGAAACTATGATGAAACTCGCGCACAAGATGTGCTGGGCTTCATTCCTGAAGAACTCCGGCTGTTTGGACCGC